GCAGGCGCCCTGTATCGACAAAGAGGTTCTGTAGATCAGTTCGCAAGCTTTGACGGTATGGGCAATGTGCCAACTACAGGACTCAGCCCGATCATTAAACAGCTTGCAGGAATCCCTAGGCCAGCTGTCGCATGACTGTCTACACAGACCTATTTAACGAGGCCATAGACGACCTCATTACGACCTTGGCGACGATTACTAACCTTCGAGTCACGACAGACCCACAAAAAATTAACCCGCCTTGCGTATTTCTTGACGCACCTACTTTTGACAGCTGGTCATCAGCAATAGTCAAAATGACGTTTAACGTCAAAGTAATCTCGCTAGGACCGGGCAACCTAGACGCCATGCGAAACATCTTGAGTATTGCAGCAAAAATGCTTGCCAAAAAAGTTGCTGTCACAGCTGGACGCCCCGGCTTTATATCTATCGGCGGGCAAGACTTCCCCTGCTACGATTTAGACATATCCCTACAAGCACAAGCGAGCGCATAATGATCAAGATAATTTCACCAAGAGTTGGCGTACCTGGCGAAGAGTTTACGCCACCTGAATACACCAACCTGCAGGCCCTACTTGACTACGGTTTTGTAGAGGACACTGCTGCCAAGAAATCTGCTAAAACTACTAGCGACGAACCAAAGGACTAAGACATGGCAACCAGTACTTACCTCAGCAACCCTGCATTAACCATTAACGCTGTCAACTTGAGCGACCAGTGTACGAGCGCCACAATTACATCTGTGGCACAGGCTCAAAACTCATCTGCCTTTGGTTCCCTTGACTCGTTTTTCGTGACAGGTATGACCATGAATACGTTTGAGTGCGAACTGTTTATGAGCTATGCAGCCAGCGAAACGTACGCAACTTTGGCGGCTCTTGTCGGGACTCAGACAACTATTACGATCTCGCCTACCGCTGCAGGTTTAGCCACCCCTACGGCTACGGCCCCTAAATTTACCTTGGCTAACACCTATCTCGAATCGTTGCCTTTGATTAACGCCACACTCGGCGAGCTGTCGTCTATCACGCTCAGTTTTCAAGGTGGCACACTAACTACCGCTACAAGCTGATCTAACCACAAACAAAGGAACCCGACATGCAACTAACCCTTAGAGTTGATCAAGGCGACGGCCCCGTCGAAGTATCTACGAACCTGTTTACGATCGTTGCTTGGGAACGCCGATTTAAAACTAAAGCCAGCAAGATTGCTGACGGTATCGGCATGGAAGATCTAGCTTTTATGGCTCATCAAGCTTTACAGCAAAACGGTATTGTCGTGCCTGTCGTCCTAGATGACTTCATTAAAAAACTGATCGTGCTTGAGGTTGTAGACAGCGACCCTGATACCCCTTTCGTAGAGGCCACTACAGCTACGCCTTAGCCTGCCTGCTGATAGAAACAGGGTATTGGCCGCCAAACATACCTTTTGAACATAACGACCTTGCTACAGTCTTTAAGATAATGAATGACCAGAGAAAGCAGCAGTAATGTCGGGCGTCCAATACAAAGCCGAAGTGATCGGTATTCGAGACACCGTACAGCTGCTAAAAAAGACTGAGCCTGAAATCTTTAAAGAGTTTCGGTCTAAAGCCAAATTTGCTGTAAACCCAATAGTGAAAGACGCTCAGGCCCGACTAACTGCAGCGTCAGCTAAATACGGCGTACCCTTGCCGGGCATGCGACGCCGTTGGGCGCCCGGTGGCAGGCAAATCTTCCCTTGGAATCAGCAGAAAGCCATTAAAGGCGTCAAGGTGCAAGTACGCCCTAGCAAGACAGCGTTTCTGACTGTGACTCAAAGAGAAATCGGGCCTGCTGTATTTGACATTGCTGGACGAAAAAACAACAGCGTCTTTGCTACAAACCTAAACACTTACGCTCGAGCGTCACGGTCTATGTGGCCTGCTGCCGAAAGTAAAGAGGACGAAGTCACAAAGAATCTTGCTGAACTGGTTGATTATGTGAACGAGAAAACAAATAAGAAACTAAGGTTCTGACATGGCTGGCATAACGATCCCACTTATTACCGAGTTTAAAGACGTCGGTATTAAGCAAGCCATTAAAGAGTTTAAGAAACTTGAGACAGCCGGGCAGAAAGCACAGTTCCTGATTAAGAAAGCCGCTGTGCCTGCCGCTGCCGCTTTGGCTGGCGTCACTGCTGTTATCGGTTCTGCTGTTCAGGCCGCCATTGAAGATCAAGCTGCACAAGCGTCGCTGGCCCGACAGATTAAAGCGTCAACTAAAGCCACCGATAAACAGATTAAAGGCGTAGAGGAATACATCTCTAGCCTTGGGCAGTCTGTCGCTATTGCAGACGATGAGGCTCGACCAGCGTTACAGGCGCTCGTAGTTGCTACTAAAGATGTCACTGTCGCACAGGACCTTTTAAACCTTGCCATAGATGTTTCTGCTGGTACAGGTAAAGATTTAGCGACTGTCTCTGACGCTTTGGCTAAAGGTTATGCAGGCAACATGCGAGGCTTACAGGCTCTGTCGCCTGAACTAAAGCTGATGATTAAAGACGGCGCCACTCTTGCCGAAGTGCAAGCAGTCTTAACCGAAAACTTTGGTGGCGCTGGCGTTGCAGCCGCTAACACTGCAGCTGGCGGAATGAAAAAGCTAGGCATTGCTTTTAACGAAACCAAAGAATCTATCGGCATGGCGTTTCTGCCTGTCTTTGAAAAACTGTTGCCTGTCGTACAAAAATTTAGCGCTTGGGCTGAAAAGAACCCGCAACTGCTGGCCGTAGTTATTGGCGCTATGGGCTTACTTGCTGTCTCCATCCTCGCTGTCAATGCGGCCATGATGTTAAACCCTGCCGTAGCGATCACCGCCGCTGTCATCGCTTTAGGCGTCGCTGTTGTTATGGCATACAAAAAGTTTGAAGGCTTTAGAAGTGTTGTCAAATCAGTAGTAAACGGCGTTTTGACCTATGTTGAATTTATGGTCAACGGCTGGATTAAAGCTGTCAACCTTATTATTAGAGCAATGAATCTGATACCGGGCGTAGACATCAAACAGATAGGTAGCGTTAGCTTTGGGCGTATGGGAGGCGAGCCAGGCGCCGCCCCGGGCATACATGATTCGGGCGCTGGCATGACTCGAGCGCCAGCTCTGTCTAGTAACAATCGTGGTATGGGCGGCTCTACGGGTAGCACCATCAACGTCAATGTGCAAGGCGCAGACCCTAACGCTGTCGTCCAGGCTTTACAAAGATACGTTAGGACTTCGGGACCTGTGCCAGTAAACATTCGAGCGATGTAATGGCAAAACTGACTTGGAAAGCATACAACATAACTAACGCTACTGACCTGACTCAGTATGTGCAGTCGCTAAACCTATCTTTAGGCCGCCCTACAGCGCTTTCGCCGTATTCGGGTAACAATGCTGCTGTCACAATGTTTTCGTATGGTGGCACAGAGTCACTTGTAAGCGTTGGAGATGAATTATTACTAAGCGTTAACGGCGGCCTCTTATATGAAGATGTTTTTCAAGGTCGTATAACTTCAAGAAACTTTAACGATTTGCCTGGTACAGGGTTAAACAGCACAATGACTGTAATGATTAACGATGCCATGCTTCAGGCTGGACAGTCAAATATGCAAAACCAAAGCCTTGTTAGCGCTACTAACCAGATAACTGAAATAGACGTTTTGTTTCCTCTTATAGTCATTGCTCAAGACGCCAACGATGTAGACATTTCGGTAGGCACATTTACGACTAACGCAAATCAGCGTATTAACGAGATTATTGCTGGCGACCGTGGCATTTTGTTTAGTGCTGGCGGCTTGTCGTACTATCATCCACCGTCAACTTTCGGACCGTACATTACGACAGCGCTGACTATTGGCCCGACAACCTCGGCGACACAGATTGCCTACCAAAACTTAACACGTGTCGAAGCGGCGTCTAACAGCCTTTTCTATAATCAAGCAACCGTTACAGGCTCGGCGTCAACCGTAACAAAAACCAATACAGATAACGCTTACTATTTTGGCGTACGAACTTTCACGGCTACAACGGCACAAAGCGAGCTTGTATCTGAGACAGCTGAATGGTACGCAAACACTTTTACCGAACCTGAAACAGCCATGCTCAATATGAGCATTGTTGATTACGGACAAAACGACACCGCTTTAGCACAGCTTGCGATTTTTATGGCATACGACCAGTTTGTAGAAGTGACTTATAAGCCGCCTGGGCAAACAGAAGTTATTGGCTACTTTTTCCCTGAACAGATGACAGTCAACGCTACAACCAGCGGTACAACCATAGATTTTGCTATGACGCCTATAACGTATTACGCCAACTTTATTTTAGACGACGATGTTTTTGGCGTCTTGGGCGGTAGTCCTGTACATTACGACAGCGCCATAGATTATGATGACATCGGCTACACATATAACGACAGCACAGCAGCACAAGGCAATCGTTTAGGAGTTTGACATGGCTAGCACTTATCCCACAAGTTTAGACGTTTTCACTAATCCGAATCCAACGGATTTTTTAAGTTCGCCGTCACATTCACAGCAACACAGCGACATTAACGACGCTGTAGAAGCCCTCGAAACAAAAGTTGCTATCGGTAACACTGTCCTCGGGACATACACGGCTTACACGCCGACCTTGACTGCTATCACCATTGGTAACGGAACATTGATAGGCCAATACGCTAGAGTAAACGATTTCGTGCATGTCACAGGGTCATTTACTTTAGGTAGCACCTCGGCAATCACAGGCAGCATAGGAATTTCGCCACCTGTAAACATTAACGCAAGTATGGGTTACTCCGCTTCACCTTTAGGCTTTGCCAACCTTTACGACACTTCGTCAGGTGCAATGAATAATTTGCAGGTTCTTTGGGCATCAGCGACCGAAATGCGTGTCAGGGCTATAAACACGGCAGGGTCGTACTCGGTCATGGTTGTAACCAGTGCAACGATTCCATTGACTTGGGCGACAGGCGACATTCTTACTTGGAATGCAATCTACAGGGCGGCATAAATCATGGCGATTTCACCTAACACCACGTTCGCTGCTGGCGCTGTTTTGACTGCAAATCAGCAAAATCGGCTTCCTTTTGGCGTTTGTGCTTTAGCGTCAAGTAGCACTAACTACACGCTGACTACTTCTGCTGTGATCGCTACAGGCATGACAGCAACTTTTACCGCTATCACAGGCAGGCTGTACCGCATTACCTATAACGAACCTCAAGCGAACACGACAACAGTTTTAAGCGGTTACACACAAACACAGATTCGAGAAACGAGCGCTGCAGGTACATTACTTAGCTCCGCCATTTTGCAAACAAACGTTGCAGTAACAGTAAACGGAAACATGACTGTCATTTATGTTGGTACTTTCACCGCTGGTTCTGTAACCGTTGTGGGTTGCGCTTTAACTTCTTCGGTGACAGGCGCACCAGTTTTAACTAGGGCGGCAACAGCACAAGCGCAAATAATCGTTGAAGACATAGGGCCGTCGTGAAAGCCCTTATCGTTGCAGGACTATTAGCGGTGGCCCTAATGTTTGTAGTGACCAGCTGTAGCGACACAACCCGTGAAACTTGTCAAGAACAACCAACAGCGTCAAGGTGCAAACCGTGAAAAAATACAGCAACAGCGAAATTAAAGCGCGCCTAATTCTTATCGTAGGTATTGCTTTAGCGTTAGCGTTTGTAGGGTCAACAGGCGCCCTACTATACGGCCTGCTGTTTGTAGTGCAGCCGTTAGATGTAAGCCCGAATGATGAATCTGCTTGGGCTTTATTGTCGCCAATGATGCTGTTTCTCACAGGCGCCCTATCTGGAATCCTTGCCAGCAACGGGTTGAAAGACAAAGGGCAGGGCGATGACCAGTAGGCCCTATACCGGAACGACGGACGCTGTCCACGAAAAGCCCCGTGAAGGTACTAAAGCGTTTGTTGAATACTGCAAATTCCTGTTTGGCGTCAAGTCTTTAGGAATCTATGCAAACCGCAACATTAAAGGTTCAGGTATGCCCAATCCGCCTAAATCTGTGCATAGCACCTGGCGTGCGTTTGACTTGTCTTGTGACAGCTTGACACGCTACAAACTAATTGACTTCCTATATGTACACCGTGACATTTTAGGCGTCGAGGAAATCCACGACTACAGCAACACCTATAAGCCGTCCAAGTTTGGTTGGGGCGCTGGTTACCGTTGCGACAGGGACGCCTGGCGTATCTACGAAAAAAACACTATTGGCAGCAAAAACGGCACATGGGTCCATGTGGAAATCTCGCCGTTAATGGCAGACCATCCCGACATTGTGGCCCATGCTTTTGAGACAATCTTTAAGGGTCCTTGACATAGCGCCTACCCTTCGGTAAACATAACCCGACCTGAACCCCGACTTAAGGACACAAATGAACCCGTACAAATTTCTTTTAGCTTTGGCTTTGACCTTTACAGGGTTAGTGGTGGCGTATGGCGGCGGTAACCCTCCTGCCGACATCGCCCCACTAGCCAGTCCCGTATACGACACGGTAGATATCCTCAGCCCTGAGCAACAGATCGCCCGCATTGAGGCTTTAAACGCTGTTACAGCGCCTCCGCTACCTGAAACGACTGTTGCTGTCATACACAGTTTTGACTCG